ATTCTTATTACTTCCCAAGGTAGAATAGTAGAGAACTCTGACTCTTGTTTTAATAACCACCCACATAAATCATCATAATGATACCTGGTGTTAATTATTAATATACTTCCGTTAGGCATAATACGAGTTCGAAGACCTGCAGGGTACCATTCTTTTACATATCGCCTTCCTGCCTCTGAGTATGAGTCTTCTTCAGACATCACATCATCAAGAATTGCTATATGTGCTCCTCTTCCTGCGATTTGACTCTTGACTCCGGCTGCGTAGTAGCTGCCTCCTTTGTTTGTTTTCCATTTTCCTGCTGCTCTAACGTCTGTCCTAAGAGAAACACCTGTAAATATGTCTTGAAAACTTTTAGTTGATACAATATCTCTAACAGACCTACCGAAATCGCTAGAAAGCTGGTCGCTATGGCTGACTGTAAGTATCTCATGTTCTGGATTCCTTCCTATATACCATGCTGGGAAGAGTTTTGAGCAGATTACAGACTTTGAACTACGTGGAGGCAGAAAAACCATGAGTCTTTTTATTTCTCCAGACTCTAATTGTTTTAATTTTTTAGATATTACCTGAATATGTTTGCCCATTTTCCAATCTGATATGATTGTTGGAGCAAATCTACGCACAAATGTAAGAAAATCATGCTTTGAGTGGTGCCTTATGTTGCTATCCCAGCACTTTTTAAAATTAATTACCTCTTCCATAACTTAATTATAGCATATTTTTATGAAAAAGGCAACTAAAAAGATAAAACTGCCTCTATAGAACATAATATAGTTATATATAGTTATATATAATAATATATATAATATATATAACATATATATAACTCTATGTCAAGTATATAATAATAAATAATTATAGTTTTATATAAATTATATATAATTATATAGACTCGGCCCATGTCTAGGAAGCCGAGTATTTTTCTAAATATGTTTCACCATCATATATATATAGATATATACACGCAGGCAACGCGTGCAGGCCTGCTGTGTGTGCCTTGTGCCTTTTTCTAGCCAAAAAAAACTATAGTTATATCCGCCAGGCAATAAAAAGCCTATATAGTCCAGTGTGATTGGCCTCCTTGTGTCTTAATATACTTATAAAGGCCAGTTAATCAGGGACTTAGCAAAAACTAAATAGACAAGGCAAACTATAGCTAGTGTCAAGATGCCAATATTAAAGACGGCAATTTGTCAATAATATTACTATTGTATTATAGGTTTTTCTTATAGTATTTATAGACAACAATTATAGACTTTTTCCGTCTGTATTAATATGAAATATAAAAAAATAAATAAACATGATATAGAATTTTTGAAACTTGCTACAATTAATACTCTAGTAAATTCTAAAATTACTCTATCAAAAAAAGATATAAAGTTATTAATTAGTTATTTGAATAGATTAGGCCTATAGGTTTTCCCTATAACACTTATAGATATAATTCTATTAAAAAGTATGCTATTTTTAACTTATGTTAAAAATTAATAACCAATAACTATGAAAGGTTTTATTATGGATACTACAATAAATAAAAATAAAGAAGAATTACTAAAAAAATTAAAACAAAGATTAGAAGATAGTTGGTCAGGTTTTGCTCAAGTAGTAGAAGAGGCCGAAGAGTTTCTAGAAGATATAAAAGAGGCAGAAGAAAAAGAAATAATAGATTATGCAGAAACAGAAGATTTAAATATATTTTATGAAGATTACATAGACAATTTAAAATATCAGGCCGAAGTATTGCAAGCGGAAACACAACAGGCCATAGATAAATTTGAAGGCACTTATAATATATCTTATATGAAAGATGAGGTTTAAAAATGACATATCAAACAGTAACATTTAAAGATAAAAAATATAATATAGATGATGACAAAACGGCTAAAAATTTAACTCAAATGCAGGAAAGAGAAATAGAAAAGTTAAATATATTAGTAAATGACTATAAACATTTATTAGAAGAAAGAGAAAAAGCTCATAAAGAGTGTATAAAGCATAATTTGAAATTAAGAGATATTAATAAAAGATTAGAAAAAGAAATAAAAGAAACTGACAATTTATTAAGTATTTCAATAGATGAAAAAAAGATTATAGAAAAAGAAAAAGACAAAATAAAAAATTCTATTGAAATGTTTTTCAGATTAAATGAAAATATTATAAAAGAATTTTAAATATAAATTTTATTGTAGCACTATTGAAAAATAGATAGTGCTATGATAAGATTTATTAAACATAACTTAAGAGGCAAAAATGAAAAAAGAAGATTTACTATGTATATCAAAAGGTATAGGTAAAATGGAAAATATCCGTTCTATTTCTACCAATACTTTAACCAATGATTTTTGTAAAAAGATGCATGCTACAAAAAACACTTTAATAATATGTGGCCATTGCTATAGTTATGATAGCTTAGAAATGGCAAGGTTTCCTAATCAGGTCAAGGCCTTGCAAAGAAATTCGGATATTTTAGGCAATAAAGAATTATCAGAAAAAGAGATATATCAAAATTATATGTTTAATGATAATATATTTAGACTTCAAAGCCATGGTGATTTAATTAATGAATTACATTTAAAAAACTTAATGGCAATAGTAAAGGCTAACAAGTGGACTACCTTTGCGTTATGGACTAAAAGAAAAAATGTTATTAAAGAATATTTTGATAAACACGAAAAGCCAAAAAATTTAATTCTAGTTTATAGCAATCCGCTAATAAATAAAGTTATAGAGGCGGATAATAGGCCTCAATATTTTGATAAAGTATTTAACAATGTGGACAAAGACACATTAAAAGAAAGGCAAAATTGCACTGGCCAACAATGTATAAAATGCCGTAGATGTTACATTAAAAGCAATGATAATACCATAATAGAGGCGGTAAAGACTAACGGAAGACCAAAGAACCTTCCAAAGATAACAGTTACTAGAAAGGCAAAAAACAAACAAGAGGCCGATAACATATCATTTAATAAGAAAGTAAAGGCATATATTAAAGGTGATATAAAAGCATTATAAGAAAAACTTATAAGAGATATAGATATAATAATTATAAAAATAGTATAATATAAAAGTATGAATAATAAAAAACAAAAAATGAAAGGATAAAACAAAATGAAAATGAGAGATATGAAAAAATTTGTAGAAACTGCTCATAATAAAAAAGTCCCTAAAGATGTTCAGGAGTTTTTTAAAGAAGTAAGAAAAGGCCAAGCCGTTGAAGATATGGATTTTGTTCACTTCGTAAGAGCAATGAGAAAAGAGGCTAGAAAATAGCCTTTTCATGGAGGGTGTCTAACTGGGTTGTGTGATTTATAAGAGTGATATCCTATAGAGTGAAACAGCATAGGCCGTTCCTAGGGTAATAAAAGATAATTCCTTGGAGTTACAGCCAAGGTGCCTAGGTGGGAACTGTAACTTCCTAAAGATTGGTTCGAATCCTTTACCCTCCATGAAAGGGCTATAAGAAAAACTAATAATAGTTATAGATAGATTATTATAAATAGTAGGAGTAAGATAAAATAAAAATAGGAGATAATAAAAATGAAATTAAAAACTAAAGAATATCAAAAAACATTTATACAATTTAGAACATTTATATATCAAGCTAAAAGAATATACGGATATTTAAGACTAACGAAAGAAGGATTAGAAGGAGAATATATAAGACTAAATAAAAAAGATTTATTGAATAGATTAGATTCTTTATATTTAAAAGATAAAGAGAATTGGTTAGAGGAGATAGACATAGACGCATTTCATTTTCACACTAAAGAAGGCAAGGTGTGGTATTTTGGTAGAAAGTGGCTAGGTATACCGTTAGAAGTTTACATAGATTAATTAATAATAAAGGAGAATAAAATGCAGATAAGAGATTTAAAAAAAGGAGATTATGTTTTAACAAAGCAATTAGGAATACCAGTTAAAAGTAAACTGTTAGAAAGTCCTATACAAGGTAAAGGAATTAAAAAAGTTATACTTGTTTTTACTTATGCGGAAGACATAGGATTTTACAACGAGCATGGCAGTATTTCAATTACTGATATCTTAAAAGTTAAAAAAGATAATAACTGGATTAATGTAGAGGTATAGGATATTCCTATAGCAGATATAGATAGACACAATAATATTAATTTGATAGAGTTTAAATATGATAAAGAATAGTAAATATAAAGTGCCTCTTCATGATAAGACTGGATATTATAAAGGCCAGAAATATATTGTTGCCATACTTTTATTTACTATTCTTGTCATACTTAATACTTATAATAGGGCTAGTTTTTTTCCTCCCTTTATTTATACTAGCCCTACTATAAGTATTAATATGATACTTACTAGCAAGGCCATAGCTAGTTTTAATATGGTTATATTTAAAAGGATAATTTAAAATGAACAATGCTAATATTGAAAAGTTAAATAGATATGGTAATCCTATCAGAAATAAACATTACAGAACGCAATACCAGAATGTAAGTAGGAATACTATTACTGGTAGATTCGAAAGTAAAGACTGGTGGAAGTTACTAAAGAAGAAGGCCAGGAGTGGGTTTAAAAACCTGGCGGTATTAGATACTAGATTATTCGATTAATTAATTTGTGGTGTGTTAGGCAATTCTAGGTAAATACACTTAATTAGGACTGAACAATATGCAGGCCGAGTCGTAGCCACAATGCAGAACACTTAGTCAGAGGGTGTATAAATATTTCAGACTGACTGCTTGACAGAAGTGTGTCCAACCTGAGTAGGTTGTTAAACTGCTCATATAATAAGGAGAATATTATGAGCAGATATAATAAAATAAATATAGAACACTTTGCTAATTTAGTGAAGGAGTTAAAGATAGATTTACTTACACAAGAAGAGTTTGATAATGCTATAGAAGAATTATATATGGCTATATTCAGGCATAATACTAAAGGAGAATATGTAATAGAAACTATGCCTAATGATAAAACTAATTGGAAAGTATATAGGCCAACACAGACTAAAGAAGAGGCATTATTAATTATTAAAGGAGGCAAGCATGAGTAGATATAAAGATTATTTAATGGAATGGCAGAATAGAATACATGAGTTAGAAGGATATGAGGAAAAGATATCTGAATCAGAATGTATTGCAGAAACTGTAGACTTTGTTATAAAGAAACTAAAACCTAAGTATGAGTTTGAAAAAGTACATATACATGATGTAGTATCTGAAGACTGGGACTTGTACTGGGAAAAACATAATGTAAGAGGTTGCTAATGAATGTAGAATTAAAAACTATTAACTATGATAGTCTAAACAATGAAGACTATACTAAAATACTAAATGCTATTACCTGGTATTTAGATTCTAATATTAGGAGTAAATGGGTAGATGAATTTGTAAAGGTAGATAATATTGCCTTGCTAAAAGCCATTAAAAGTGTTACAGATAATATTATAAAAGATAAACAAGGAGATAATAATGCAGATAGATAAACTAACTGATAAAGAACAATTAATCTTAGACTTTTTAAAAGATAATGATGTAGATATGGCAGAGGTTATAGATGTTATTATAAAGGCCAATGGTTTTGTAGGTGTAGGATTAGTAACTTTAGAAGAGTATATAGTAAAAGCTATAAAGAAACATCACAAATATGAATCACTAGATAAAATAATGAATGGATAATAATATGATACAGAATAATATAAGAAGAGCAGAAGAGTTAAAGAAGATAACAAGTAGTGTTATTAAATTAAGAGCAGAATTAGAGAATGTTAATCAGGCACTACAAAAGTTAATCAATAAAGAAATACAAGAGATAGAAGAGGAAGACCGCTACTGGCAACAACAAGCAGACCTAGAGAAGGAGAGTGCGTAGTGTCATTAAGTTTAAAAGATAGATTAGTATATAATATAAGGAGTAATAAAATGAAGTTAAGACCAGAACAAACTGTTAAGAATAAACTGATATCTATATTAGATGATATAGAGGAGAAGTTAGAGGAGATGCAGACTGAAGAGTATCAGCTAAACACAGAAGACTATGATTTAAATAAAGATTTATTTAAGTTACTGCGACT